GCCTAGGATTTGGATTCAGCTTCTTGATGGGAAGTAGCAGTAGATTTATCGCATTAGCTGTATTGATGGCTCAACTCTTTGGCGTTGAGTACTTCTTATGGTTCTTTGCTGTAGATTATGCTGGGTACCTACTGAGCCCGACCCATAAGTGTGTCATGATTGGAAACCGTTATTTCGGTACTCCGTACAGCACATACTATTGGGCCTTGGGAATGTGGGTCACTATTCTATTCGCAGTAGCTGGCACGATAACATTCGTATTCTGAATGGGTGAGGGATTTTCGGATCCCTCATTTATCAATGATAAATAAAAATATAGATTGCACCATTAACTGGGCAGTTTATAGAGCATAGTGCTCAAACTAGATCTTACTTTATAAGGAGATAGAATATGTCTAAGATCATCGGTATTGACCTCGGAACCACCAACTCATGCGTGGCCATCATCGAGGCAGGAAATTCCAAGGTAATTGAAAATTCTGAAGGTGCTAGAACTACTCCTAGTATCGTTGCTTATACTGAAAACGAAGTTTTAGTCGGAGCAGCAGCAAAACGTCAGGCTGTCACTAATCCAAAAAATACTATCTATGCGGCCAAAAGGTTAATTGGGCGTAAATTTTACGAAAAAGAAGTACAAAAAGATCTTGATCTAATGCCTTATGAAATCATCGAATCGAAAAATGGTGATGCTTGGATTAGGGCACGTGATAAAGAACTAGCCCCTCCACAGATTTCGGCAGAAGTCCTGCGTAAAATGAAGAAGACCGCAGAAGACTATCTCGGTCAAGAAGTTACTAAAGCAGTCATTACTGTTCCTGCTTACTTTAACGATAGTCAGCGTCAGGCTACCAAGGATGCAGGACAGATTGCAGGACTTGAAGTCCTTCGTATTATCAACGAGCCAACAGCAGCAGCATTGGCATATGGAGTTGATAAGAAAGATAGCAAAGATCGAAAAGTAGCCGTCTATGACCTAGGCGGTGGTACATTTGATGTATCTATTATTGAAATTGCTGATGTAGACGGTGACAAGCAGATCGAAGTTCTTTCAACTAATGGAGACACTTTCCTAGGTGGAGAAGACTTCGACCAACGCATTATGGATTATCTTGTAGAAGAATTTAAAAAAGAACAGGGAATCGATCTAACCAAGGATATGTTGGCTTTGCAACGTTTAAAAGATTCTGCTGAAAAAGCTAAAATTGAATTATCTAATAGCAATCAAACAGAAGTCAACTTACCTTACATCACTGCTGATGCAAATGGTCCTAAACATCTGGTGGTAAAAATTACCAAAGCCAAATTGGAAAGCCTTGTTGAAGATTTAATCAAACGCAGTTTAGAACCCTGCCGAATAGCAATGAAAGATGCCGGCGTTACAGCCGCTGACATCGACGAGGTTATTCTTGTTGGTGGTCAAACACGTATGCCTAAGGTACAGGAAGAAGTTGAGAAGCTGTTTGGCAAAGCACCACGCAAAGATGTTAACCCGGACGAAGCTGTTGCAGTCGGTGCGGCTATCCAAGGTGCTGTGTTAGGCGGCGATCGAAAGGACGTTCTATTGTTAGACGTTACACCATTGAGCTTAGGTATTGAAACATTAGGCGGTGTAATGACAAAGATCATCCAGAAGAATACCACTATTCCTACTAAAGGTCAGCAGACATTTTCCACTGCAGAAGACAATCAACCTGCTGTAACTATCAAAGTGTTCCAGGGTGAGCGCGAGCTTGTACAGCACAACAAATTGTTAGGTGAATTTAATCTAGAAGGTATCGCACCTGCACGTAGAGGCATGCCACAGATCGAAGTTACTTTCGATATTGATGCTAATGGTATCATGAATATCAGTGCTAAGGATAAGTCAACTGGCAAAGAGAATAAGATCACTATCAAATCTGACAGTGGACTCAGCAAAGAAGAAATTGAAAAAATGATTCGAGATGCCGAAACTAACGCTGAAGCAGATAAAAAAGCGAAAGAATTAATCGAAACTAGAAATTCTGCAGAATCTCAAGTTCATGCAGTTAAAAAAGATTTAGAAGATTTCCGTTCTGAACTTACAGAACAAGAAATCACAGAGCTCGAAACAGTAATCAAATCTGTAGAAGAAGCCTGCAAGGGCGACGACAAAGATAAGATCACAGAAGAGCTTAATAAAGTTTATCCGGCGATGAAAACATTGCTAGATAAAAAGCAGGCCAAGGAGCAGGCCGCAGCAGGTGCTGCAGAAGCTTCAAAAGATGATGATGTAGTTGAAGCTACCTTTACGGAGAAAAAAGACTAATCATTGAATTTGGGGTACCTAGGTTGGGCCCCTACTATATCTTACTTTATAAGGAGATTTTAAAATGACACAACTTACACGTTTTGATACAGCAGCTCTAAACAGAGCATTAGTCGGGTTCGATCGTATTTTCGACGACATGGAGCGTCGATTTGCTAATCAAATTTCGACGAACTATCCGCCATATAATATCGCTAAGGTCGCTGAAAATCTTTACGATATCGCTATCGCTGTAACTGGTTTTGAGAAAGACGAAATCACTGTTCAGATCGAAGCCAATGAACTAACTATTCGAGGTGAAAGAAAATCTTCGGAAAATCCAGAGCCTGAATATCTGCATCGAGGTCTAGCACTTAGAGATTTTGAAAGAAACTTTACTCTAGCAGAACACATGAAAGTCCGCAAGGCCGAAATTAAAAATGGAATCCTTTTGGTCCAGATCGAAAGAGAAATTCCAGAGGAAATGAAACCTCGTGTGATTGACATCGTCGAAGTTAAGTAATATAATATATAGGAGGGGTAACCCCTCCTATATAATATAGGAACAATATTATGAGCACCGAAGCTAAAATCGAAGAAAAAATTTCAGTAAAAATCGAGCCTCCAAAATTGTGGAAAGTTGTCTTTCTGAATGATAATAAAACTCCAATGGAATTCGTGATTGATCTATTAAGCGGAATATTCAAACATTCCGAAGCAAAAGCGAGAGATATTACTATGGAGATTCACAATACTGGCAGCGGAATCGCCGGAACGTATCCATTTGAGATCGCAGAAACTAGAAGTATAGAAGCCACAAATTTAGCAAGAAGCCATAATTTTCCTTTAAGAATCACCCTTGAAGAGGAATGAAACTAGAAGATATTAAAATTCTTAATTACAAACATACAGGTGCTAAAAAATTCGGCTACTGGGTTAATATTAGGGATTATAGAAAAGTCAACGGAAACTTTGCACGAAAAACATTTATTAATTTTTTACAACAAACTCTAGGGCCGTTAGGTGTTCGATGGCAGTATCAGAGATACTCTCATGGAGAATATGTTATAAAATTTAATGATGAAAAAGACCTATTAATTTTTTTACTCAAGGCTAATCGAGATTAAATAGTTCACTATGAGCCTAAAAGAAATCACCAAAGATCTGCATCACGAAGCAGAAACAACTAAATTCGCTAAGTTATTGCTCAGCGGAAAAATCACCCGAGAAGATTATGCCAACTATCTCTATCAATTGGTATTGGTCTACAATATCATAGAGCTAGGAAATCGTGTAGAAGGTAACTTCCAAAATTTACCCGGACTAGAACGTACTCATGCTATCTATCAGGACTTCATTGAGATCGCAGGTGTTGACCACGATTACAAATGGTTGCCTACTACTTTAGAATATTACAACTATCTCTTAGAATTAGTTCGTGATCCTGTGCAGCGTCCGAAGATCAAGGCGCACCTTTATTGTCGCCATATGGGAGATCTACACGGCGGTCAGATTATCAAGAAGCAGGTAGCCAGCATCTCCAAAGGGCGCTTCTATGATTTCCAAAATCCAGACGCACTGAAGATGTCCATTAGGCAAGAACTCACTGACGATCTAGGTGACGAAGCACGAGTAGCATTTGAATGGGCTATCAAGATGATGAGAGAATTATACAATGAGCCAAGTGTGGCAAACGCTGATTGAAATACAAGACCTATTCGTAGATCACTTTTCAAAGACCGGAGTAGAAACGTTTGAACCAGGAATGGAACGTTTTAATCAGCCAGGCTGGGTCAATAGAGTTTGGACTGGAGAACTCTATCGCAGGGCACACGTAGACGTAGTCGACGCCCGAGAAACCAAAGGACTGTGGATGATGCATTGCTGCGTCTTTCCACACACAAACAATCCTGCACCTATCTTTGGATTTGATGTTATCGCAGGTAAAAACAAAATCACAGGCTGCTTCATAGATTATTCACCTACCACAGAGCGCGGTCATCCCATGTGCGAATGGTTCGCCGGAGAAGTAGCTAAGTTAGAGTGGCGCAAAGAACGCACACTGCCAGAATGGGCACAGCGTATCTTTAGTCCTAGTATGGTGGCTGCTGGCAATGTACAAGATGAAACAGAACTAGCACAGATCCGTGAACTAGCAGAAATGTGCGTATATAACTATACCGAGACTGTGACAGAAACTGCCGGTAAAGTCGCTGATAATACCTTCGAACAAAACTACTATGCCCAGAATCAGAAACAGAATCCTCACACACCTAGAGTTATGGTCAGTCTCGGACTGTCAGAAGAAGATGTTCGTGTGTTTATCCAAGATTGCCTGTTCCCTGAGATACGATAAATACTCTTATGAGAGCATTTGAAATACTACAAGAATCATCTGGCGGTATTATTCGCAGAGCCCAAGAAGTAAGTCAAGGTAAAAGTGTTACTTTCGCCAAAGGAGAAGATAAAATCTCCTTGGTTTCTGCATTGGTAGTGCCAGAAGACGCTGATAGATACGAAACCAAAGAAGAATTAGTACAAGGTATACAGGCAGTGTTAAAAGCCAATGGTAATCCTGCAGTATTATGGTCAAAAGAACCTAAAAATGGCGGCGCCGCAGTTATTACTATATGGAAAAATTCTCAAAATAAGCTAGTGGCATTTATAAAAACTGCAAATGCTAAAAAACCCGGAGCATTTCCAATAGTTTGGACTAATTCAGAATTCGCCAGCGATACAGGATATCAACAAACAGATAGTAAAATCGCAGAAAGAGCTCAATTTAATTTAAAACCACAATCTATATTGCCACCTAATACCGAATTAGATGTCAGCGCGATACCAGAGGCACTTAATCTAGCGAATAATAAAAATCTCCCAGAAGATGCTCGCCAACAAATCCCACAGTTAATACAAAATGTTTTGACCGGAAATAAAACTCCAGTTCCGGGAGCAGGAAAATACGCAACCACCTACGAAGTTGATCTAGGAGAAACGGCCGCTCCGGTAGCTCTAGCCACAGGAAATTTTGTATCCGGAAGTTATCAGGAAGCAGAGAACAGTCTTTTAAAACCTCTAGGATTGTCTTGGAATAATTTAACCACTGTTACTTTTCCAGGAGGCGGAAGTAATTTACTGTACGACAGCTATTTAAAAATCAACAAAGACACTGTTTTAAAAATAAGTTCTAAGGATAAAAAAGGCGGTGCCGCAGCGGCTGTAACTGGGCTAATGAAAGACATCGAAACTAATCCAGAAAGATTCAAAGGTATAACCAATAAAAAAGATTTTCAAGAAATATTACAGTACGTAAAAATAATCGCAGAAAATAGAGCGGACACTGGTCCTTTGGTCTTAGCCGTAAACTTTGGTATTATCACCGATCAAGAAAAAAATCTTGTTTTATCTAATTTAGGTAAAGGTTTAAAATTAAATCCAAATCAAAAATTTTCTTCCGGAATCTCTGCAGCTCTAAAAAGAAAAGGCGCTAAGTATCAAGATCCTGCTTACGATTTAGGTTTCCATCAACTAGCAGGCATAGCAGAATTGGTTGCTGATAGATTAAATCAAATTCCTAATATCAGCGATTTTTTTAAAGCTGTGCTAGAAAGATCTACAATGGTACAGGTTAAAGCAAGAATACAAAAGTCAGGAGAGGGTGCAGCATTTTCTTCATTCCAGGTAATCTATCCTCCTGTATTTGACGGAACTATACGTGTAGTTGCAGGAAATAACTATATGGCCACTAGAAAACCTATTGGAAAAATCAGTTTTAAAATTTAATCATAATCATAGCTGATAATTTTTTATTTCGCTCTAGTAAATAATACTAACAAGTATTAAACCCTATCCCGGGAGCGAAAATGAAAACTAAAACTAGAATAGCATTAGCAGGATTTTTATTGGCCACCTCTACTGCTTTTGCACAGGTAGCCAACGACGCAGATGGTCTCTACGACTCAACATCCCTAGTCGAAACCAACAATAACTCGACCAGCACAAGTACAGTTAACAGTACCAGTACAAACACAAACACAAACAATAATGTAAACACTACTACTGTTAATAGTACTAATACGAATAACAATAACAATGTAAATACCAGCACTAGTACGAATACAAACTATAATGTAAACAGCGGTACGCAGACATTCAATAATAACAATGTCAACACATCTACCAGCACAAATACCAACAACAATATAAACACTTCGACCAGTACCAGCACGAATACCAACAACAATAATAATGTAAACACTTCGACTAGCACCAGCACAAATACTAATAACAACAATAATGTGTCTACCAGCACTAGTACTAACAACAATAACAATAGAACGACCAGCGACAACACCAACAGAAACATAATGAGTGGTGAAGTTACTAATCGTAACATCAACGACAACAAAATAGAGCAGACCATCAAAAGTCCTCCACCTAGCGCTATCGCTCCTAGCATGATGAGCGGCGGTAACAACGATCTCTGTACTACAGGAACATCGGGTGCCGTCCAGACACAGATCTTAGGTGTCAGTTCAGGCGGCACGGTCCGTGACTTAAACTGCGAAAGATTAAAGAACGCCAAGACCTTGTATGACATGGGTATGAAAGTCGCTGCTGTGGCTACACTGTGTCAAGATCGCAGAGTGTTTGACGCTATGTGGAACGCAGGAACACCTTGCCCATACGAAGGTACGATCGGTGAGCAGGCCAAAGTCGCCTGGACTAACAATCCTGACAAAGTACCTAAACCAGAGGAAATAAAAGGTGATGATTTCTATAAGAAGACTGGCTTCGGCGCTCTACTTGGTTATCTGCTGTTCCTCGCTCTCTAATGCGCAGACAGTAGATCCAGTAACTGGCAATCTAATCGATCCCAGTCATTGGGCTGGTGTCACTTACGGAACTCATCCCGGTGATTGCTGTACCGGCGGTCCTCAACCTCTCTACGATACCAGCAATAACAGCATCAATTTCTCCTATGGCAACTACAATGTGGCCAATCTAGTGGATTTTCATGCCAATCCCACTCTGAGCCAACCAGGTGTAAAGATCATCGGCTACAACTATTCTTGGACCATAAAGAGTGAAAGCCAGAATGGTCTAGATCCTGTTAATGCTTCTGTGGGTCTTTATGCTCCAGCAGGCAACTATATCGAGGGTTACAATTATCCTAATATGTATAGTGGAACATATTCTGGTAGCCAAAATTTCACGAAACCTTATAGCCTCAGCGAAGCCAGATATCTTCAGTTAAATTTCCAAGCGGTAGACGCTGGATTCTGGGCGGGCTATTATGGACCACAGGTCAGCAACATCAGTTTATCAGCAAGATATACTGTAGATCCCTGTGTGCTCAATCCCCTGTATGCCAGTCATTGTGCGGGTTTCAACGATATAGCGACTTCGGGCAATCTCGTGCCTAATCCCAGCGGTATCGCAACTTGGGGTCAATCATTAAATCAAACATTTGCCATATCCACTGCCTTGCAGCACAGCGGATCTGGTGTGATGGTACACGGATTCCAATGGGGATATGATACCTACAGTGGATCTCCTTATTGTGCCAGTAATTTTTTAGGAATATGCACCGATAACAGAGATCCTTTGGTGCGTACCTGGGTCAACATCAAAGACTCAGAAGGAAACAGTTTATATTCTGTAACTAGAGATTATAACGATCACAACTACTGGAAGAATAATAGTTATTCTTATACCTTGCCACAGAGCAGAAATAGTCTAAGTTTAGGAAATTTTGAATTCAGCGGCCAAACCTGGGATATGGCTGGATTGATGAATATGTGGTCTAGAATACAGTATACACCGGATCAGTGTGTGATAGATCCTCTCAGCAGCGAAAGTTGCCCGGGATATCAACAGGCCTATTTCACGCAGCAATGCTCTATTAACGCCCTCTATGATCAAAGCTGTCCAGGATATCAGCAGGCTTACTTTGATCAGCAGTGTTCTATGAATGCCTTATATGATCAAAGCTGTCCAGGATATCAGCAGGCCTATTTCACGCAGCAGTGTTCTATATCTGGTCTTTACAGTACTAGTTGTCCTAACTATGCTCAGGCCTATCTAGATCAGCAATGTACGATCAGCCAATTGTTCAGCACACAATGTCCGGGTTATTCTGTGGCCTACGCACAGAAAATGTTGGAAGAACAGAGTAGACAGGCTGCTGTTGAAGAAACTGCTGCGCCTACAGGAACCGCAGAAACTGCCACAGCCAGCACCAGTTCCGCAGTTACTCCAGGCACAGAAGATGCTACACGAGTAGACACCGCAGCCACTACGGATGTTGGGGGTGTCGAACTGTCTAGCACAGGTTCTGTTTCCGTGCCAGATGGTGTTCCCCAGACTGTGAAAGAAACCGCAGCAGCATCTTCGCAACCAGCAGCACAGACTTCTACAGCATCTACGCCGGCAGCATCTACACCATCAACAGCCGCAGCACCAGGAAGACCAGTAAACGCTGCCGCATTGGCAGTGGCCAACAGAGCCATAGCAGAAGCCGCAGGCACAGCACAGAGAACCGCAGAGACTGCTGTGGCCATGAGCCAATCAGAAAATGCCAATCCTCAAGATGGCACAGGTGCTACCATAGAACTAGGTGGTGGCCTGACACTACAGGGATTGCTAGGACAAGGCATACAGACAGATCAATTCACTCAATCAAATCAACAGCTGGCCAGTATCAGCACAGGACCTATCGGATACAGAGCAGATGATCGAGAAGAAAGACAAGAATCCGCACAGGCTGCGGCCAAGGAAAATGTCAGCGACAGCACAGAATCTTCTATGGCTGCGAACACACAGACAGTGGCTAGCATAGACAGAAGCGTCACTGAACCTAAACAAGAAGTCAAAGAAGAAAAACCACAGACTGGACCTAGTGTAAGACGAGGTGGCGCAGTAGACGGAATGAGCGGAGGAGATATGAATTCGCTGGCAGCAGCACCCGCCGATTTCAACACTTATCTCAACGCACAGTTGAGAGACAGTCAATTCTATGCGTCTAAAGAAATTTACCGTGGTCAGCGTAATGTAGACAATCAGAGATTGTTAAGAGGATTGGCTGGCGGCAGTGATCGTCTACATCAGCAAATGGTAGATCAACAATATAAGATAGGACAGTGATATGGATGGAATAATATTTTTAATCTACATAATCTCGCTGATATCAGCGTTTGTAGCATTATGGGTTTGGTATAGCGGAGATCAAGGTCGTGACGAAATTGCGATGCTAAAACTAAAAAATCAAGAACTAGAGCGTAGACTAGATGAAATATCTACCGCGAGAAGATTAGAAGCCGGTGCCTCGGCTTTTAAACGCAGATAAGGAGCGAAACAATGGCAAAAAATATCGACGAACAAGTGGACAAATTAGAAGCCGCAGTCGATCCTAACACTGTTATCAGCATAGGTGGTTATAATTTTACACCTGCCAAACTGATGATCGCAGGTGGTATACTGTCAACAGTATTAGGTGGTCTCTACGGAGCATTTGAAGTTTACAAAGATTACATGGACATGAAGCAGCAGATACAGGAGTATGTGGCTCCTGATCTGTCAGAACTCAACAAGAAGATAGAGTTGGCGGTGCAGAACACCGAAAAGACTCTAGAGTTTACCAACGAGATCAAAAACGATCTCAAATCAGATATTCGCAGATTAGAAAACACTTTTGAAAGTCTAGAAAGATCCAGCAAACTGAGCATCAGAGAAAATGAAAAAATGGTCAACGATGTTAAGAAAGAAGTTGATGTTACTCTCAAAGAAGTGAGACGCTACAGCGACCAGACTGTCAAAGAAATCAACAAAGAAGTTACCGCTGTACAGAAAGAAACAGCCACAGAGTTAAGAAACATAAGAAAAGAGATGGACACAAAAATTAAACAGGCGTTGGACAATCCATTGTCTAACCAAGGAGGAGCGAAGTGAGCGATTTAGATAGCAAAGTAGAAAGTTTAGAAAAGGCAGTAGATCCTAACACGGTTATCAGTGTAGGTGGCATCAATTTCACACCTGCCAAGTTGATGATAGCAGGTGGTATCATATCATCGATACTAGGTGGATTGTATGGTGCTTTTGAAGTTTACAAAGACTACATGGATATGAAGGCCAAGATACAGGAGTATGTGGCACCTGATCTGTCAGAACTCAACAAGAAGATCGAAGTGCTGACCACCAAGAGCGATCAGAGTTTTGAGTATACCAAAGAGATCAATACAGGTCTCAAGGCAGATATCCGCAGAATCGAAAAGATCGTAGAGCAGGTCGAGCGCGATACCAAACAGAGCCAGCGCGAGATGGAGCGTGATCTAAGAGATCTGCGCAAAGAAACTGATCGCAAGATCAAAGAGGCTGTAGACAATCCATTAGCTGGAAAATAATAGCAGTTTATTCAGTCAACATCAAAGCCCGATTTCTCGGGCTTTTTTGTTAAATAACATTGTAGTTTACAAAAGGAGCGGCTATGAATTCTGATAAGAGTCTAGCGAGATGGCTGTTTTTGTTGATACTTTTACCGATAGGTCTAGCAGCATTCAGTGGAGATCGATTCCGATATCCTTGCCAAGATCCAGAAAACTGGGACAAGGCAGAATGCCAAAAACCTAGATGTGAAGTAACAAGAACATGCCCAGAACATATTTTCAAGGGCGAAGGCCCTAAGGGAACATCGGCCCCTGCAACAACAGCCGTGGTTGGAAAAAAGGAATGCAACTGATGGAAAAGATAGAAACTAAAAACGGTGAAATGTTTATATACACAGAAGAGCAGCTAATGGCTCGCTTGAAATTCTTCATAGGTATCTGTCTAGCATTGACGCTGACCGGTATCGTGTTTGTGGTGTTATATTCATTGATCTTTGTCACACAACCGATGAACGCGATCGCTCCTATCGATCAAAAGTTTTTCGAACTGATCATACCTATCGCGACATTCTTGACAGGCACATTAAGTGGTATAATGTTAGCGGGCAATGACAAAGATGCAAGGATGGAAGCTCTGAAAGCAGCCAATAAAGGCGGAGGTGGTCCAGATAATAGTTCTAAGTTTCCTCTTCCTCCTTCATCAGGCGGGGGAGGATTTTCTGCGTCGGCCAGCCTAGGCGGATTAAATATGAGTTACAAGAGTCCTACGACTCCCAGCGCACCTACAGCTAGTTCTTTTACTCCGGCACCGAGTTGGGGAACTACACCTATAGCATCTTCTGCTCCGAAGATGAGTTCAACAGGTAAACCAATGCCTGTGCTCGAAGACGACGAAGAACTGTAACACTTTTTTAGAAGGACAAGGCCGCGTCCTGCGGCCTTGTTTATTATATGACCGATGAAGAGTTTCTCCGACATCTGCATAAACAGATGGAAGAGCAAAAGCGTGACCAAGGTTTGACAACTATACGATCATTGGAACGCAAAAAGCGCGAGCAACAGAATCGCAAACAGCCTAAAAAACCCAAGAAGACCGACTAAATATTTGTTTAAGGAGAACACCTATGCGACAGATACTTTTGGGTGTTCTATTTTTGCCCGTGCTGGCTCAGGCGCAAGTAAAAGTAGAAAAAACTGTGGTGTGCGGACCTACTACTGAAGTGTTCGAATCCATCGCCAAAGATTGGAAAGAAAGACCAGTATGGGGTAGTCGATTAGAAGATAGCCGCATAGTGTTAACCATCAACGAATCTACCAAAACCTGGACCATAGTTCAATTCAATGAAGAAATAGCCTGTATCATCGAAGCGGGCGAGCAGTATCAATTTTCGTTTGAGAAAACCTAATGCCTGTATTTGAATTTTGGTTTGACCAATCTGTGAGATTTTGGATAGAAATGTATTATCTGCCCTATAGGATCCTCGGCGGAGGAAGTTGACAAACACTCATACTGGCTGTATAATAACAGTATGAAAATACAAGTCGTATCTGATCTACATCTAGAATTCTCCGACATCAACATCCAAAATACCAACGGTGCTGATGTATTGATCCTTGGCGGCGACATCATGCTCGCTGAAAAGGTCCTACGACCGGAAAGCGAGCTAGGCGTTCGTTTCCGCGATTTCCTCAAGCGAGTCAGCTTCCAATTTCCACATATCGTATACATCGCCGGCAATCACGAGTTCTATGGCGGCTATTGGAAGAAGAGCTTAGATAATCTCCGTGCGGCCTGTGCTGCTCACGATAATGTCTACTTCCTTGAGCGTGATTGTAAAACTATCAACGATATAGTTTTTGTCGGAGGTACTTTGTGGACTGACATGAATAAGTTTGATCCATTGACTCTGCATGCCGTTCGCGATATGATGAACGATTACCGTGCTATCAACAATGACGAAAAAGGATTCACCAAGTTAAAGCCTGCGGATACCTGCGAGCGCCATCGCGAGACACGCCAATACATCGAATTGATAGCCAGAGAAAACAGAGATAAGACCGTAGTGGTAGTTGGACATCACACTCCTAGCTATCAGAGCTGTCACGAAATGTACAGACATGACCATATCATGAACGGTGCATACCACAGCGATCTTACCAATGTAATGTTAGATAATAATAACATCCGTTTGTGGACACACGGCCATACACATCATTGTTTTGATTATATGGTAGGAGAATGTCGTGTGGTTTGTAATCCTCGTGGTTACCATCAGACAAATGGTTGGAGCGAGGATACTGGATGGGATCCAGAGAAAGTTATCGAAGTATGAAAAAGACATTGTTCTATAAAAAAGTGGGTCGTAGATACGAGCCAGTTTATGAATACGATCAAGAACTGCTAGATTCTTTTCCAAAAGGCACGCATATCGTGATGTGCTATCCCGGCGGGCAAAGCCGTCGATTTAATATCGATCCAAATTATGCGGCCATGATCGCCGCAGGTCGTGTTGCGGAAGATGCTATCTGCTCTGCTATGGCAAAAGCAGACGAAATCCAGCCACCTCGTAAAGCAATGACAGAAGCAGAACGAGATGCTTGGAACAATCTTATCGCAGTTTGGGGTGATGAAGCTCGTAGCCTTCGCAGACCTTGTATCAGAGATGTCGCAGAAGCCGCTGTTGATGCTATGCAGAAAGAGGCTGATAGGTTAATGCAACATGAAAGCGTTCGTAGAGCTTTTGAACAATTTCAATTAGTATGTCAACTAGCGAAACAAAATGAGCATCAAGACGCATAAAAGCCAGATTCGTATGATTAAACATACAGATCCTATGTTTCATATTTCTGACGGATACATAGTCGCTCCGAGAGCTGGATTTGAAATCAATCAAAACTGTCCTGTAGAATACAAGATAGTCCTACAGGAGTGTATTAACAATGGCTGGTTGAAACCTGTAGCACATGTAACTGAGCGTGAAATGATTTTTATGGGGTTATCAAATGAATAATACTATTGGAATTTCACCGGAATTAGAATCACGACAAAACAGCCTAACTATGATAGCAGGCGGAACGGAAATGATGCGAGTGTCGCCGGATGGCTTTTATGTTCGTGGAATTCGAGTTCCTGCGGATGACAAAGAAGCAGAGACCGTGTATAATGCTTTTAAACAGTTTCTAGTCTGGTCTGAATTAAATCGGAATTAATATGAGAGTTTTTATAGATCCACCTTCCGGATGGCAATACGGATTTCCCAAAGTATTCGACCCAACCATCGACGGTGATGTCATGCAGTGGATGGTCAGAGAAGGCTATCCGCAGGCAGAGATTGACAGGTTAGGCGAGAGTTTTTACTTCCGTAGCTGGAACGCACTCAACACACCAGAAGGCCACGGATTCCAGCAGGGTATTATCACTAAGAAAGGTTAAAAATGTTAACACTTAAAGAATTTATGGAATTGGTAGATTACAAGATCACTGAAGGCAGCGATTACTGGCCCGAAGGCAACTTCGGGGGCCGGCAACTTTATTCCCTAAGCGCTTGGAACGGTGACCACAATGGGTGGAGTTTCAATATTGGATTTGATCCCAAAGACGATCAACGTGTTTATGTTGTTGAAGTCTGCGACTACAAACACGATCGTGCCTATCGTTTGATAGACAGCAGCCTAAAGACGGACAAGGAAGCCTGGGACGGTGTTAACTACGTTGATCTCGAAGAAGACGACGACTTCATCCAAAAGGCATTGTCTATTAAAGCCGGAGAAGACTATGATACCCGTGTCAGCGTACCACTGACCGTTCCTGACGATGTGTTGTTTGAACTAATGAAACGAGCACACGAGCAAGATATCACTCTCAATGAATTAGTAGAAGATGTACTTTGGAATGCTATTTGTGCTGAGGAATCTCGTAGATCAGAAGATGACGATGGTTGGGACGAACTAGCCGAAGATCATTGGGATGATGACGGCGGCGACATTCATTTCACAAATACTGACAATCCAATAGACTTTCCGGCTGCGTCAATGAAATCTAAAAAGAAGAAAAAGTCTAAGAAATGACCAAAGAACAGACCTTCAAGGCCCTGAAAGGCCTGCGCTATATCGTTATCAATCAAGACTTCGGTGGATTCAGTCTTTCGGAAGAAGCCGAAGCACGATATAAAGCTATGGCAGGAATCACTGATGAAAGTTGGTGGTATGTGGATATCGAGCGTGATGATCCCTATCTGGTACAGATCGTTCGAGAGATGGGAGCAGATGCCAACGGCAAATATGCTACATTAAAAATCGTTGAGGTTCCAGGCGATGTAGAATGGGAGATCGGCGAATACGATGGCCGAGAGTGGGTGGCTGAAAAACACAGGACTTGGAGTTGAATCTTGAACGAAGGCGAACGAGCGGGTTGGTGGGCAGTGGTATATCTATTAATGGTAGGTGCGGCTGCTTACTTTACAATCTTTATGATTGCGTTCAGTTTTGTTAAAAAATTGTTTTGGAGTTGAATGATGCTGTTTGCATT